TGATCTTTTGTAGTTGGATAAAGAACACCTTTACTAACTCCTGTTTCGTAAAATCTTTCTCCAGTTTGATCCCATTTTATTTTTGGCATAAGATATTTCCTCCTTTTTTCTTATTAATAATAAATAGTTATCACATCATGGTTAAGATTATCATAGGTATAATGCCTATCAAATTCGGAATGCGGTAAACTTAATATTTTTCTGATTACAGCATTGTCAGGCAATCTATCTATTACAATAATCTGATAACCATCTCTTAAATTATAATTAATATTATCGGCCTTAATAGACCCTATATTTAATTTGCTATATTTTATGCATGGGTATTCTAATTTTAAATTTTCAGGTGGTTGATAATAAACTCTAGAATTACCAAACAAATTAATTAATATATTGTGTAGTTCTTCTCTTTTATTAGCCATTATATAACCCTCCAAGATTAATTATAATTCTAGGATACTGAACATCAGCTCCTGTTATTTTCCATTTAGCACCCATAAATATAACATATCGCATGTGCTGAAAATTTTCACATGCATACGGATCAGCAACTATAGAAATAACATTACTAATATTAATGTCTCCGTTAACATCTGTATTCTGATATTTACTATAATTCTTTTGTAAATCGCCATAGTATGCTTTTTCTATAGCTTGCTCTACCCATATACCAGGAGCGGTCTCAATGGTTTTAATATATCCTATTTTTCCATAAAATTTAGCCATTTTAACTCCTCCTTTATTTTTAATTATTCACCAGTAGTCGGTGTATTTTCTGGTGTAGTTTCTTCTTCTGTAACTTCCTCGTAACCCATAGCTTGTGTTGGAACTAATGACATAGTTTTATCTTCTATTGTTACTTTATCATAAATTACAAAAGTACCGTCTTCATTTACCCCAAATACTTCTGGTCTATATTTATAATTACCGTCTACTACAACAACATCATTCATTTCGAAAGAATGTTTTAATTCTGTAGCTGTTACTTTATTTTCGCAAGCGGCTTCTTTATATAAATATCCATCTGGTTCGGCTGGAACATAAAATTCTACACCCTCTACATTTAAATCAGAATATTTTTCTACATATTTGTTATCCATAGATTAATACCCTCCTAAATTATCCAGCTGCTTCGTCATTGTCATCTTCTGGTGTGTTATTACCAGATCCAGCTTTTGCAAGAAGAATTGCTGATTTAGGTTCAGTTAAAGCACCTGACATTCTTGTTTCAATTAAGTATTTCATTTGGTTATAATCGATATCGAAGTCATCAAATAGATTAACATTTCCACCTTTGTCAGCGCCTGCTGTATAGTCTTGTAGGTTAACAATTATACCATACATATCAGTATACTTTTCAAATTCTGGAATAGTAACTATTTCTTTAACTCTTAATGCTGTAGCTAATTTATCAACAGAATCGTAAATAACTCTTCCATTTTGATCTTCAATTAATAGCATATCTGTTAGCACATCTTCAGTTGTATAGAATGTAGGTCTTCCAGATCCTTTGTATTCTTTACGAGCTCTAAGTGCTCCACGAATAATACCTTTAGTTACGGAATCATTTTCAGAATGGCTGTTACCAGCAACATTATAGTCAACACCTTCAGTAATAGTATATTTTATAGTATACATACTATTATCTTTAGCAATTGGTCTAATGTTTTGCTCATTTATTTTATGAGGATCTGAGATATCTCTTCCGTCACCAACAAGCATAGCTAATGCTAGATCTTTATCTAGAAGCTTTCTCATTTGTTTCTTTTGCCATGCTACTATATCGAAATCTGTTATATCAATAACATCATCACGATCAATGTCGTTCTTTACATATACAGTAGTTGGTGTAGTTACACGGTTTAAGAAAGACATAGCTAAATTTACTTTCTTAGTACCTTTAATATAACCTTTAGCTCTAGCAGTTGCTTCATCAAGTCTTCCTAAAGTATTTTTAACTCTAGAGAATGGTGAGTGTTTAACACCGTTCATTACTTTAGCAACCCAGCTATCATCTCTTTCTACTAGTTTTGGTTCTTTATCTAAATTAACAGCATCTGGGAATAATTTTGAGAAATCGTTATTTTCTCCCCAATCTAATCCTTCTTCTTCAGCATGTGCAATAAAACTTTCCTTCATTGATCCATACTTTTTAGCATCAGCAATAGCAGCTTTAACTATTTCAGAATGCTTTAAAACTTGTTCATTGTCTTCATTTTCAAAAACATTATGTTTCATAACTTTTTTCTCTCCTTCTTTATTATTTTCTTTTTCATCATCAACAATTGATCCTATTGCTGCATAGATAGCATCTTGGTGCTCTTTGTCTTGTGAATTTATCATATTAACAAATTTTTCTTTATTAGATATTTCTTTACCATCAGATATATCGTCTAAGGCTGATTGAAGTAATTCTATTTCTTCATCTTTAAGATCATCTAATAATTCACCAATTGTTTTATCCTTAGTATCACTATGCTCAACATGATCTTCAGAATCCGCTTCTTTTTTACCATCATTATTATCTGCGTTTTCTTCTTGTTTTTCTGAACCATTGTCATCAGATTTTTCTGATGATCCCTCATTTTTAGCATTAGGATCGTCTGGTGTTTCTTCTTCAGAATTAATTTCTATTTGTTCGTCAGTATAGATAACACCTTCTTCTTCGTCATCACCATCTTCACTATGAGTTATCACAGAATCGATGAATGCTCCTGGATTAGCTCCAGCTAATACTAAACTTACTTCTCTTATGCATCCATGAACAACATTATTCATTTCAGATTTTAGTTTATTTGCATAAATTGATAATTTATCAACATCGCCATTTGCTACTAAAGCTTTGGCAGTTTTACCAGACTCTGTATCATTAAATTTACAATATGCATATACACCTTCATCACGATTTTCTAATAATGCATGCCCTAAGACTTCGCTTGGATCATCATGTTGATGATTCCAAACAAGAGGAACCTTTTGGCCATCATTCTCTTTGAATGCATCTTTCATGATTGTTCTACCATCAGAACACAAAATGTTATTTCTTGTAGCCCAACCACTAAAATCATAATTATTCATTTTGATTTTTCTCCTCCTTATCATCAATATTAATATTTTTAATAATATTATCATCGCTGTTATTACTAGAACGTCTATCTTCTTTAGCTTGTGATATATTACTATTTATCAATTTATCCGCTTTAGGATCGTCTGATGGTTTACGTCCTATAATACCTCTAACCTCATTCGAAGTTAAGATTTCGTTTCTAGTAAATTTATCAGCAACTTCTGCTATTTGACTTACAGGAACTAATTTAAACGGATCTCTAAAAAACAGAATTTTTTGATTCTGTGTTCTAGCTGTTTTACTTATAAACTTTCTATCTATTTCATCAATAATAGCTGAAATGATAGGTTCTATAGTACGTGAATAATAATTATTCATAGTATTCTCATCAGCAGTACCATCCAAAACTGATTGCGACATCCCTAACTGGCTATAAAGCATACTCGTTAAGTATTCAATTTGTTTCATCATGTTATTTTCTGCTGGACGATTTAATTGAGTAATCTTTTCAGTACTATCAGTATAAGCTATACCATATTTAGAACCTCTTAATTGACGTTCTATTTCATCTCTTCGCTCTTTCGCTTGTTGCTTACGAAGCTCTGATTTTATTGTATATGGTAACTGTATTATCAAATCCAATTGACCGGAACTTGATTGCTCATCTATAGAATCCAGCATTACTAGTTTTTTTATTAAACGTTGCAATGTTGAATTTGGTTCATTCATAACTGAATACAAAGGATTTTCAATTATAGCAACTTTAGTTTTTTTTAAAATTACTTCTTCTTTTATGCCTTTTCTATCGTTATAAACTCTAACTTTTACTCTATCTGGATACCAAGCCACTATTTTACCAGTTCTCATTGTTACTATATCACTAGATACTATTGTATCAGAATCTAATGTGCTAACAGTATCAACCGGAACAAGAGCAACCACACCATAGTCTAATAATGACATAACAGCGTCTTGTATAAAAGCTCTAGATGTTTGATCGATGTTTGCTTCTAGGCTCAAACATGTATTCAAACACGACTTAATTTCTTCTTTATAACGTCCTTCATCATCAAGACGACAATGTCTTATATCTAACAACGATACGTCTAGAGCTATCTTATTTATAATCGAATTGATAATAGAACGTTCATTACCACGAGTCAATCTTACTCTATCAGGACGAGAATAATAACCACCGTAGTCATAACTAGTTACGGTATTTTGTTCTTTATTGAAAAAAATATTTAATGCTCTTTTTAATCGTGAGCCGAAACTATTATTCATTTTGATTTTTCTCCTCCTTCTGTTAATTATTTACTACTGCTTTTCCTTCTGTGATGATTCTATTATCTAATTCAGCTATACGTTGCTGATATAATTCCAATAAACGTTTATTATGCCTTAATGTCTTCTCTCGCTTTTCTATCCTTTTCAAAGCTTTTGCTGATTTTTTAAAACTTCTACCAGCTGAACGTGTATCTCCACGATATAATTTCTTTGAACCTTTAGAAAAGAATCTAATATATTTATGCCTATTCTTGCTAATCTTTCTTTCCAATTTGTTTATATCATTTTCGATTTTTGATTGTCCTTTTTTTAATCCATCAGCAGAACGTAGCTTATAAAAAGCACGTCTTACTCCCCATTTCATACCAAGAATACCATAATGATATAATTGATCTTCAGAGTAAAATTGTGGCACAGGCATTTCATCTGTCGTTTTATATCTCCACATAAATTCCTCCTTATTCAAATGCTTCTCTATTATTTTTATATGCTATATACGCATCCATTAAAGCTGCTACAGCATCTATCTTCTGATCGTAACGCTTTTTATATAGTTTTCTATTTCCATTTGTATCTTCCAAAGTTATACAATTACCCATTGTGAATGTCATTAACTCTTCATCGAATAGTAATTGTCTATCTTCTGATAACTTTTTAATTTCCCCAAGTGGGACAGACTCCGTTTTAGCTCCTTGCGGAACCTTTTCTATGCCAAATGGCCCATTTTCTCGTTCCCATCTGTCTATAAAATCTTTAGCATTATAAGGGTCGTAACCAATTGAACGAACATCATATCCTCTATCTTGAATATGTTTATCCAAATCATCGTATACTTCCATCATATCAAGAACTGTACCTTCCATAACAATTAAACTTCCTTCTGCTATAAATTGATCATATTTCATTCTCATAGCTGGTTGTAATTTCATTAATGTTCTTTCGCTTATGTAGTTACGAGTTTTTATTCCAAAAGCCATTTTTTTTAATGGAAATAAGAAAGTAAATGCACAAAAGTCATCGCCTTGAGATAGATCAGCGCCTAATGCACAAGGCATTTCCCAATAATCTCTCTTTTTATGAGGAAGAGTTTCTTCATAAGTAAAGAAATATGTGTAACCTTCCATTGGAATGCTAAAACGTTTTGCCAAAATATCATTTCTTGTAGAAGGGGCTTTTTCTGCTCTTTCTACTTCTAATTGATAAGTTTCATAGCTTACTGTTTTACCTAGATTTGGATTAGCTTTTATCCATTTGTCTGGTTGAGCAACTTCATCTATCGAATCCAACTTGTACCAAAATATAGATACATGTGGGTTAATATATTCGCCTTTTAATATATCCATTAATTCCATTTTAATTGTATCACCAGGCCCATTTCTTATTGTACCTTCGGAACTAACAGCTAATATTAAATAATCGTTATTTTTTGAAGCACCTTGCTCTAGTGCACCTATAACGTCCTCCCTAATATCACCAGATAACCATTCATCAACAGTATTAATTCTACTATTCAAACCTTGTAGCTTGTCAATTGACATCGGTCTTATTTCTAATAAAGAACCGGTTAAAAAATTTTCAATTCCTTTTTTAGTTGAGGCTAATTTTTGCCTATTTATTTTAGAACCAGTTGTATTATTTATTGAACCTTCTGTCAAAAATTTGTATAACGGCCCTCTAGATCTAGTAATCGCTGTTCTTATTGGTGAAAGAACTTCTTCTGCTTGTTTCATAGTTGGTGCAGTATGCACTTGGTGAGTGGTACTTGTATCTACATTCAGATAATAATTTTGAACACATGATTCATACATAGATTTAGCAGCTCCTCTTGGAACTATTAAATATTGTTTATTTATTAAACGCTTTTTTATTTGTTTATTCTCGTAATGTCCTCCATGACCATCTGGAGATGGTACATATACACTTCTCTCTACAAAGTAATACCAACCAAATATTTGTTCAGCCCATAATTTAAAAGTGTCTAATAAATATAGATCACTTCCATCAGTTAATGTTAATTCGTCTTCGCAATATCTTATAAATCCTTCCACTGCTAAATCGTCATAGTATATACCAGGGTTAAGTATTAACGAATCTATTCTATTCATTTCTAAAGATATCGTTTCACATACTGGTATTTCTCCTCTTATTACAGCGTTTCTAAACTCACCGTAATATTTTGGGATAGCTGTATTAGATAAACTCATTATCTATTATATGGCAATTGTAGCCTACTCTTATAAGATATTTTATTATTTTTTGTTACTGGTTCCCATACAGCATCAGGGACATTTTCATTAGTATACGCACGCCCTCTGTCTACTGTAGAGCCATAATTTGAATCAGACGTTGATTTGGAATAAAAATTAAAATTCACTGTATTACCAGTTTTTTCATTTTTAGAATTTGAAGTCTTTTCAGAATTATCTTTTCCTTTAGAATTTTTGTATTCTTTGTATTTTTCTTTCATCTTTTCTAAGTTTACATCTTCTTCAAATTTTCTTCTTTTATATGTAGCCATATCTGCATCCTCTTTTGCTTTATTTAAAGCCTTGGCTGCATCGCTCATCGTTTTCTTGTCTAAGCCTAAAAGTTCTCCACCTTTTTTCTGAAGCCATCTAGATAATAGATTTTTTCCAGCTTCTATAGCTGCTGGTTTTAAAACCTCAGACCCAACAGTTTTTACAAATTTATGGCCTTTCCCTTCTGTTTTATCCAAAACATCTTTCTTTATGTTTAATGCTTCTCTTTCTCTTCTCCATCTATCAGTCATGTCTAATAGTTCTTTATCTGACATTTTTCGTATAGATTTCTTATTCAAATCCTCTTTTACTTCTGGTGTTTTCCCTTTTAATTTTTTTCCAGTCAATTGTTTATAATCATTTTTTAATCTTTGGGCTCTTTTTCTACCTGCAGGTGTTAAGCTTCCATCTGAATTTTGGTAACGCCTTATACCCCATCGCATACCAAGTATGCCATGATGCTCTAATTTATTATTCTGTTCCATCGCTTTCACCTCCATTTTGAATTTCATCGCTAGTGACTGTAAAGCGCCATTCTAATTCTTTAATTTGCTCTTTGAAAGAATCAACTAAAAAAGAATTTTGTGGCGGATCAAATAATAATCTAACTCTTAGATAAATATATGATCTAACATTTTCTATTTGAGAAGTAGTTATATAATCTTCCCATGTAGAATCCTTTCCATTTATAGCATACCCATTACTTGGACCTATGCCCAACTGATGTAATGTTGAAAATACACTATTTATATGGATAATAATATCTGTATCGAAATCAGTATTTTCACTAGCTATACCTAACATCTTTTTAATGTTATCTAAAATACTGTCTTCTAACGTATCATCTTCTATGGTTGTTTCATCTTCTACGATGTCTGAATTATTATTCATAAAAACACTCCTAACTATTTATTATTTAATAGTTAATAAAACTTTTAACACAATATCCAACATTACCATCGACAACAACTTTTATAAAATCACCATATTCTCCATCTAATATTACTTCTTTATCTTTGTTTATAATAAATAATACTTCTGAATCTTTAGATGGTTCTTTTCTAACGTTTAATTTTTCAGGAATAACATAACCTACTTGACAAGTGTCTTCTGATTCATTAACTTCGTCTTCAATAACTGAGCTTTCATCTACTGAATCTCCAACATTCTCTTCTTGATTATCTCCTACTCCTTCTTCTGTTACTTCTACGTTTTCTACTGGTTGTTCTTCAACTATTTCTGCATTTTCTACTGGTTGTTCTTCAACTACATTTAATTGTTCTTCCATGCGTTTGGCCTCCTTATTTTTATTTTTTCTTTTAGACATCTATGATACCTCCTTTTTATTTAATGTTTCCATGGGCACATATCATTAGCTCTTCTTTCTATTGGAGCTTGTTGTAATATGTTCTTGTTACCATAATGGATTGCATCATGAGTGTTTTTTGTCGTAGTTATTAAATATTCTGGATTAAGTAATATATCACTATTATTTAATATATCTTCTTTTGTTATTGGATTCATATGATGAATCAAAATTTTATCACCTAAAATTTCTCTATCGAAGCAAGCTAAATCACATCCTCTATCTCTAGATATAACATAATTTCTAACATTACGCCATTCTTTAGATTTATAGAAATCTTGATTTAAATATCTATCAAACCCAAATGTTTCTTCGCCAACTATTGAATCTAATTTTAAATATTCATATCTTTCCTCGAAAGTTTTTAAGGTTATTAATTCACTATATGTTCTTATTTTATTCTTCATCATGACCACCATAATGTCGCATAGCATTTATAGCATTAGCATACAATTCTTCTATATGCTTTGCAGATTGCAATGCTTCTGTTTTAGCAGTTATGAGATCTTTTTGCTTTTCTAATATCTCTTTTTCTATTTTTTCTTTACTGGATCCTAGTTTAAGATAATGAGTAATAACTTGTGAAGAAGCTGTACCATTACGTAGTTGTTCTTCGGCTAATTCTGTTGCCAAATATATTAATTGATTTTCTCTAGCTTCAGGTGTTAATGCCGGTCTTATTTTTTTCTTCTCAATATTTTGTTTTACTTTTGCCATATTTACTACTCCTTTCTTATACTATTCTATAATCTAATTCACCACTTAGAGTGACTTACAAGATTATATTTAATTAATTATTTTATATATTTTGAAAGGATTATCTATAAATACTAACGCGATTATGTTAATTTAGGACGATTAACTGATGTTTGTTGGCTGAATATGTTTACCTATCAGGAGGTGATGCGTACTATAAACTATATCTTGGGCATTTTAGTCATAGTGTAGAGCATTCTTGTAAGCCACTTTAAATAGTGAATAATAAATATTCATAAATATTGAAGAAAAAATTAATAACCGATAGTCCATCCTGCGTTTAAAAAATCTTGATAATGTGGTAGAGCTTGTATCCTTGATGCTGGGTAAAAATGTGTGTGATTTATACCGACTTCTGTTAATTTTTTATTACCAACTTTAGTTCCAGTTATACACATTTGTAAAATATTATCTAAACTCTGGTCTGTTAAATTATAACAATTACTAAACATAGAATTGACAATAGATGCATTTGGTATGTTAAACACCGGAACGTTTTCTAATTTCTGGCAATTATTAAACATTGCATATAGATTATCAGCTGCGCTAATATCAAAAAAATCTATTGTTACTAATGATATGCAATTTTGGAACATCATATTTAGACTTTTCAAACTATTAGTATTGAATAATGTAACTTCTTTTAGACCAGTACAATTATAAAACATTGAAAAGACATTGGTGACATTATTTAAATTTATATTTTTTGCACTAATTAATGAATAGCATCCATAAAACATGCTTGAAACATCTGTACATTTATAATTACCATTGTTAATCATATTCTCTACTTTTATTAATTCTGTTTTTTCATAAAAAGCACTTGACATATTTGTGCCACTTTGTTTTGCTGCTATATTAATGTTTTTTATTTCTCTTAACGTGTTATAATTTTTAAAAAGATTACTACGTGATTCATATAACATGTTCTTATTATCATAAATCAATAATGTTCTAGCATATTTTCCCAAATCTGAACTTGAAAATTCATTTATTTTTGAGAATTCTAAAGTATCATTATATTCTTTAATCAACCAATCTGGGAATCCTTTATAACCAAAAACGCTCCAATCCCCACCAATATTAAGTATTTCATTGATCATCTCATTTGGCAAAAATTTAGAAGTTTTTCCAGTCTTTGATCTTATAGTATTAGCAATATTTATTAACGTGGTTTCTTTTATCAATACCTTATCCATATTGGCCATATTAATATTCCTCCTCATCAGCATCTATAAACCTGGAAACTACATTATTAATTATCTCTTCTATTTCGTCATCTGTGAAATAATCAACACCTTTTACTGGAGTTGCCCCAGGATCACCTTTAGGACCAGGATCGCCTTTTGGACCTCTTAATATGGTTTCAACATTAACTGATGCATTATCAATTATTCCACTATTATTCATTCTAAATCAGCTCCTTCTGGATATAATCGAAGTACTTTTTCACCATTTCTATCATAGCCTACCAAAGTACATTCCTTGTTTAATTGAATTTCATACCAGTAATCAATTGGTTTATTAGACATTTCACCTATTTTTGTGTCACTACTTGATAGAG